CCAACATTGACATTGAAGACCTCACCGCAACGGTGGGCCTTGCTCCTGAGTACGTGTTCACCCGTTCCACTCCTAAGTGGTACATGAGCACCCAGTTCTATCACAGCGTCGTGCTCGATCTGTTGGCCGATGCTGGTGGCAACACTCCGGCTACCTTGGCCGCAGGTGTCACCCAGCGTCAGCTCTTCGGATACGAGGTCGTGTTGTGCGATGTGATCGCAAAGGCTGACGCCAACAACACCACCTACGCCTACTTCGGCGCGCTTGACCTTGGCTGCACGATGGGCGACCGTCGGCCAACCGAGGTGGCTGTGTCTGAGGATCGGTACTTCGAGAACGACCAAATCGGCGTTCGCGGGAGCACCCGATTCGATATCGTGGCTCACGACGTCGGCGATTCGTCCGACGCTGGTGCCGTTGTCAAACTGGCTACAACTTCCTGAGGTGCTCCCATGATCAATGTCCAAAACATCGTTCACGCTGACTACAACCTCACCGTCGATGGATCCGATGCAGGATTCGAGATCGACACCAACAACGCCTCATACCTGGTCGTGCAAGTGTTCGGCTCTGGTGGCGCTGGTGCCGCTTTCACCAACTGCAAGCTCCAAGAATCTGATGCCTCCGGCTCCGGCCAAGCAGACATCAGCGGAGCCACCGCATCCATCACCACGCCAGCCGCTGGCGAAGATGAAGCGTACTTCTTTGTTGACCTCCGTGGTCGCAAGCGCTACATCACCGTCGTGGCTGATCCCGGTGAGACTGCTGATTGCTCAGTCTCGGCTTTCCTTGCACGGAATTCCGAGGCTCCGATCACTGCAACTGCTGCGAGCATGACCGCTCGCGTCATTGTGTGATCTAAGACCCAACACGGGCTGGCCGTCGAAAGGCGGCCAGACCCATTCTTTCAGGAGATCCAATGGCACTCGCAGACAACGCTCTGGTCAGTCTCGCTGACGTCAAAACATACATGGGCATCACCAGCTCGACTGATGATGCACTGCTCGAGCGTTTGATCAATGCGGAATCAACCCGCATCGAAAACTACTGCGACCGCAATTTTCGAGAGCAGACCTATCGAGAAGCCTACAACGGCAGCGGCCAGCGTACGCTTCGGCTTCGCAACTTCCCAGTGTCGGCTGTGACACGTGTGGCCATCGGCAACAAGTTGGCGTTCACGGTGACGAGCGACACGGCCAGCGATCTGCGTGCTGTGGTTGAGGTGCAAGATGACCGCCTGGAACTAACTCGCCATGACTCCAGTGGGACCAAGACCCACACCCACTTTGAATTCACGGCCAACGGCAAAGAGACCGCTGCGGGCCTAGTGTCTCATATCAATTCGTTTGATGGCTTCAATGCTACGCTTGGCACCGACTGTCTGAGCGAGGATCTGTTCAGAATGGGCGGCGTGAACGTCATGCTCAACTCTGCCCAGATCTACTTTCCTGACCGAGATGATATTCCGTATCGCATCCATGATGACCGGGCCACGCTCGAGTTTGTGGATTCGGCTGACATGATCTTCTATGGCCGTCGCACTGACGCTGGCTTGCCGATGCCGCATACGTTCGCTGGCATCCGCGTGGACTACAAAGCCGGATACAACGGGCTGACTGCGATTCCAGCCGACTTGGCCCAAGCCTGTATCAAGCTGGTGCAGTACGCATACAACGACCGCAAGCAGAACAACACGCTCGCCAGCGAGTCGATTGGATCGTACTCCTACAGTCGATCGCAAGACCCGATCGTGGGCAACGGCGAAGTGGCTGCACTCTTGGCTCAGTATGTGGATCGGAAATCGTGAGCGTTGAGACACTGATTGACACGCATGGCATCAGCCTGGACCGCGAGCGGCCTATTGTCTTTGTGGATGCTACCGGCTTCCCGACGCGATCTTTGCAGACCACAGCAGGCTTTGCCGTTGGATTCGTGCAGCCTCAATCTGCGTCTGAGCCAGTGCAGTATGGCCGCGAAGAGCTGGTCATATCGCACAAGGTCTATCTGAAGCCGGGCGTGGATCTGCAGGCTGACGATATTCTGGTCTTCAACTCCAAGCGCCTGCGTGTGGTTGGTATTCTTGATCCTGGCACGTTCGCGTATTCTGGCTACCACATGGGCCACGTGATCGCGGATTGTGTCGAGGATGAAAGCGACGATACCGCATGAGCGCCAGCAGTGAATTCTTCAAAGCCAAGATCCGCACGGCGGCGCTCAACGCTGTGCGTGACGGTATTGATGTGTCCGCCAAAAGGCTCCAGACGAATATCAAAAACGCCTGCAATCAAGGAAGTAGCATCGGGACACGTACACGTACGCGGAACACTTCAAAAGGCCGCAAAGGCTCAACTTACAAAACTTGGGTTGGCGGCTCTCCACCGGGCAAGCCACCATTCAACTACACCGGCAATCTCATTCGGTCTATCAAAGTGGATGAATCTCAACTAGAAACATCCAAGCCTAAGGCACGCGTTGGCACCAATGCGGTGTACGCTCCGCCTCTGGAGTACGGCAGCCGGAGAAATGCACCGCGCCCATTCCTGCGGCCTACTTTGGTCAACAGCAAGACCGAGCTCGCCGAGCTGTTCCAGAAAAAAGTCTTCGCCTCTTTCCGGAGGTACATGCGATGAGCCAGGATGTCGTAAAAGCATTCTATGACCAGCTGATCAGCGATCAGACCTCTGGATCGTTCTACGATCGCGTGAGCGGCCGGATCTACGAGCTTGAAGGCCCGACCAACGCGGCCTTGCCTCTGGCGGTGTTCTCGCTGATCACCTCGCCATATGCCGACACCTTTGACAGTTCGTCAATCAAGGACTATACGTTTCAAGTCGATATCTACGGCAGGAAGCGTGCAGGCATGTCTGCGGCAGGAGCGATCAACACGGCGCTTTTCACGCTGCTTGACCGCCAGACGATCACGGTTCCCAATAATGATGACGGCTTGGTTCGCTGTTTGATCCAAGGCGTCAGGACTGTTGAAGATGATGCGGTGCGTATCCGCTCTGAATGGATTGTTCAAACGGGCTTACTGGCCTAAGGAATACTGAATGGCACGAATCGTAGGATCAGACGGCGGTTGCACCGTTGCAGGCTACAACCTCAAATTCACCACTTGGTCTGCGACCTTCTCACAAGTGGTCACGGATACCTCAGCATTTGGCGACAGCTTCGCCCAGAAGCGTGGCGGACTGATGTCTGGCACCTTCTCCGCAGGCGGCGTGTTGCAAGATGGTGCATCTCCGAACACACCAATGCCAGCTTCAGCAGGCGACATTGCCATGGCTGCTACTGGCGTAGCTGTGGATCTGCAAGCCAACAGCACTTCCTCTTTGTGGGAAGGCTCTGCTGTGATCGCCAACTTCTCGCCAACCGTCACCAATGCTGGAGAAGCCACCGCGACTCTTGACGGTGAGTTCACCGGCGCAATCACGATCACCTGGGCAGAAGCCTAAGGCGGTGCCACATGGCCAGAATCGTAGGTTCTGACGGCAACTGTGTACTCACAGGATATGGCCTCAAATTCACCTCTTGGTCTATGACCATGAGCAATGTGGTCACGGATACGTCGGCCTTTGGTGATACCTTTGCGGCCAAGCGTGGCGGGCTCATGTCTGGCTCGTTCACCGCGACGGGCGTGATCCAAGATGGCGGTTCTGGCAATAGCCCGATGCCGCATGCGGATGACCCAGCAGCGCCGAGTGATTCCAACATCGCCATGAGCGCGGCCGGTACTGCGTTCATTGGGTACGCATCCGATCGCACTGGATCGGCTGATGATTCGTTCTGGTCCTGTGCCGTTGTCGTTTCGTCGGCGGCACCGACGTCATCCAACGCTGGAGAGTCTACAATGACCATCTCTGGCGAAACCACGGGCGATATATCCATCACATGGGATGAGGCATAATGAGACCAGCACGGACGCTGCAAGATCTAGTCACAGTTCTCACCTTCAAAGGCCGCAAGACCGGCAAGCTGATCACGAAGCGCTGCGCCTCCACTCCCAATCATAGCATCGAAAAAGCCCAACTCAGTGCCATGAAGTTGTATTATCTGGTGGACGATCCTGACCGGCTGGTGAGTATCGAGACCAAGACCAGAAAGCAATGGATGGAGGAAGGCTACAAGCCACAGCCTCCGCAAGACCTGAGAGGCTAAAATGATCAAAGATGTAGAGGTGAAGTTGAGCGGCCAATCATTCACGGTTGGCCGCTTTTCCGTGTCTGATATTCACCGCGTTGGTGAGCTGGTGTATCGCGTTCGGCGTGATCGCCTGGTCGATGACCTGAGCGCCATCGGCTTGGACGCTGAAGCCAAGTTGGCCAAGGTCAACGAGCTGCGGGCCAAGTGGGAGAACGGGCTCGAGGTGCTGCGTGCGGCCTACTTCATGGACGGTGCCCAGATCATCTGCCGTGAAGCCTTGCAGAAGTCAGGCCACGACACGGCTCTGCTTGACGATTGCGAAGACCTCAAAGAGTTGGTGCTGGCCTCCACAATGATCTGCGGCCTTCCTGATCCGTTTGCCGAGAGTGAGCAAGAGGACGAGGCCGATGAGGTCGATGACGAGGTTGAGGAGATCAAGCCAGACGATCAGTGAGACAGCCAGCACTGCCCGACAAGCGCGAATGGATGCGAGAGCGGGCACTGCTGGCGCACTACTTTCCGGGCATCGGAGAGCCGATATATCTCACGTTGCCCGAGTGGAATGGCCTGCTCGAGCAGATTCCGAAGCTGCTGTCATTCGGCGAGCCTCGCGCGAAAAGCCACCGCGAGTCTGTCGAAGAGAATATGAGGCGAATGTATGGCTGATCTTTCTGCTGGTGCTCTGACTGTCACAATCGACGCTGACTTGACCAAGCTGGAGAATGGCTTGAGCAAGGCGGAGCAGAAGGTCGGCGAGACTACGCAAGACCTGGACAAGATGAGTCGGTCGGCCGAGAAGGCTGGCGAGAAGACTGGCGGATCGTTCCAAGGAGCAGCGGTTCAGGTTGAGCAATTCCAAGCCAAGCTCAGCAAGGTGCTCGGCGTCTTGGCTGGTCTCGGTGCTGGCATTGCGATCCTCAGTGGCTTGGCCAAGTCAATGATTGACGCCAAGCAAAACACTGGCGCGCTGAGTGACGAGTTTGCAAAATTCCAACGTGACTATGTGGAGCTGACCAGCAGCCTGCCGCTGATCGGCCAGCTGACAAAGTTTGTTGATGATCTTGGTATCGCCTTTGGCTTTCTTGATGATCCAGTGCGACAAGCCAAACTTGAGGTATACGCACTAGAGAAAGCCATCGAAAATCTTGACAAGATTCGATCGGTGAGACGGACAACTGAAGACTTCCAAGCGCTGGCCTTCCAAATGGAAAACAGTGCATCCGCGCTTGAGATGTTCCAGATGGGATTTGATCCGCTGCAACGTCAAGCAGAAGATGCACTGCTGACCGTTGAACAGCAAATTCGTGACATTGAAAAGCAGCTTGATCAGTTTAGAGGCGCGGACGGAGGCCTATTCTTTGACGATACAGAAGAAGGACGCAAACAGGAGCAGATATACGAGGATTTGCTTGGCACACTTGAAGGCTTGAAAATTCAACAAAGAGATCTGCAGACTGCAACCAATGACGTCCTCCAACTCAGACGCGAAGAGCTTGAAACTATCGAGAGACAGAATCAGGCTCTTGCCGCTCAAGATGTTTCTGATTTGAAATCTACTTTGCAAGACATTGCCAACTTCCGATTTGACGAGACGGGCCTAGACAGTCTCAAACCATTTGAGGCTTTGACCAAGAAGATCACTGATCAGTTTGAAGCACAATTGCAAAAAGCCAGAGAGCTTGCCAGCACACTCAATGCAGCAGAAGCCCAAAAACTGCTTGCAGACCTTGACAAAGTAGAAGAGCAATTTGATGCAATCAACGTCAGACAAGAGGCTGTGAACCAACTGGCCCGAATTCAAATAGCAGAGTTTCGAGAAATCACAGAGGAGTTGGAAAAGCAGGCCGACGCCGCCGAGTTGGATTTGGAGATCCAGAAGAACAAAGGCACGGCGCTTGGCGATCAGTTGGAGCAGCAGCGTGAGCTTGCCAAGATCCAAGAAGAGTTTTCCAAGAAGCGTGAGGAGTTGGAAGAAAGATTCAGAGGCGGACGGCTTGAAGGTATCAGGCTCACAGAGAACGAAGAAAAGGTGCTGGCTGATGCCTTGGCTGAGTTGGACCGCACTGAGCGTGCCCGTGTTGCGGCCGTGCTTGCTGGCGAGAAAGAGATCACAAAAGAGAAGAAGAAGCAGCTGGCCATCACTGACCAGACCTTTGACACCGGCTTCGGAGAATCGGTGTTCATCCGCAAGTTGCCTGCTGGCGATGCTGCCCAAGATGCGATCATCCCGGTGCAGGCTCCTGACGTTGGACCATTGCAGACGCCAGACATTGACCTGGCTGCTTTGACTGGCACGGTGCAGACGGCTGAGGATTCTGTGGCATCTATCCTGCAGGCCATCTTCAACCAAGACACAGATCGGAATACACTGCTGCGAGACATTCGCACCGGCATCAACAAACTACAGACCGTCGGCGGCGGCGGCACATCACGGGCATTCACCTAATGGCAAACTCCCAATACGAAAACAAGAACACCGGCGGCATTGAGTCGGACCTGCTGGCGCAGCAGACGTCAGCGACGCGCACCTTCACAGTGATCAATGATCCGTCTGGTGCCGAAGATCCGATCACGAATGAGTTTGAGGCCTTGGCTCTTGTTGGTATTGCTCTTGGCGATCCGCACCCAGACAACGCGGTGCTCACCTGCGTGCGATACCGAGCGGAACGTGAGCCAGACAATGATGACGTCTATCGAATCACATACACCTATCAAACGCCTGAAGTCATTGACCCGGGCGGGCCTGACGTTGGTGATGGCCAAGAAGAGTTTCGGCAGGCCGTCAACCTGCGATTCTCTCAGGTGCCGACCAAAGTCTGGCGCGTTGATGATCCACCAAGCGACGCGCTGAATTATGAATCTACCGGCGACATTGGCGGCCGTGCCATTGACGTCAAAGGCCAGTTGCTGACGTCTACGTTCAAGACGATCGCGGTGCTTGACATCACAATGCGTGTGGCCGTGAGCATTACACGGAGCAACAACTACATCAGCAGGCTCAAAGACTTTGTGGGCAAGCGGAATCTGGGCCCATTCTTGGGCGCAGAAGAAGGCCAGTTGAGATACCTGGGCGCGACCACGCGACGTATCCAAGACGATGAATACCGCCA